AACTAAATATTGTTCGTAAACCTTTTTGATTTTTCCTGTGTTGTCGTCAACTGTTTCGAATTTTACTTTTGCGATGTAATACATGTTATTTGATTTTGATTGTTAAATTTTTAATTATCTCGTTTAAATCCTTTGACTCTTTAATAAGACTGACCTCTGTCTCAAGCTGAGAAAGGGCAGTATTAAGCAATACTATTGCTGCCGCCAAGTCTATTGTGAGTTTGGGTTTGAATATCTCGTCAATAAAGTCTGAGCTCTCCTTTGATCCTATCAAGGCATCGGCATTTTGGTATATCTCTAAGCCGGCCTTTCCCTGTTCAGAGTAAGTCTTCTTGAGATCTTCTAGGCTAGGTAAGCGTCTTTTATGAAACGACATCTTATTGAGTTAAATGATTTAATCTTTATACTTTGGTTTTTGGTCTAGGTTTACCCAAATTTGGCAATTCCTTTATATTTTTTCTTGATGTCGTCTATTTCCTTGATTGCGTCATCGAACTTCTTCTTGATCTCAGGATCAACTGTGAAATCTAGAACAGTTCGACAGTTTGGGCATACTGATATTGGGTGCTTTAGAATGAAGGTCAAGTCTATCCCAAGAGGAGTCCTACAGAAAGGGCAAGGTAGTGCCATTACTGTTCTCCTTTTTGTTCTATGCTTTGGATATACGTATCCACAAGCCTAGAAACCATTTCAGGTTTAGTGTCTGACTTGAACTTAATTGTGATCTTTGCCATTCCGCTACCGTCTTCGTTCTTTCCAGAATCTACTGCTATTCCTTTTATGTTGTGAAGGTCATCCTTGTCTCTTCTTTTAAAGATGCCTAATAACTCTCTCTTGAGGTCGGATGGTTTGTTGTCACCGACTATTAACCTTGCTGAGAACTCAACGTCAAGCTCTTCTAGTCCAATAGATGAGTGATCTGCTAAGATATAAAGAGGAACGTCGAGGTCCCTATCTCCTATCTTAAATGTTGTGGTTTTTGCATTACCGTCCTGGTCAAAGTAGTTTGCCAGGTTATTGATGTGCTGTTTTTCAGCAATCCTTTGAGCTACCATGGCGGCCTCTAATAGACCGCCAACTAGCTCTTCCATGTTTAATCTTGCCATTTAGGTTTTCTTAATGGGTTTATGATTATTTAGTAGGGTCAACTGTCAATGGAATCAATGACGGTTCTAACATCTGTGTCAAGTAGTCAGAAAGCTTAAGCATTCCTTCGGTAGCTGGAAGCTGTTCTGCATGTACCTTAACGTTGTATTTTGCCGAGTTGTCTGTGCTACGTGTGTTTTCTTTGTGAGTAGCAACGCTTCCAGACATTGAAGCAGAGTACTTCATTCCCCAGAATCCACCGCTAACTGAAGCGCTGAAAGATCCTGAAGTGTCTGTGCTTGACTTGTCTACTTCAGACGACTTAACTTCCATTGTGAATTCGATATCAGCTGAAGTAATAGCTAATGAAGGAAGTGGAACCAATGGTAACATAGGAACCTTTGAATAAAGGGTCTCAAGAGATTGCTCTCCAGTGTCGCCGTTAGTCATCACTCGATTCATTTGAACGTCTAATGAACGTGCGCTAGTCACGTCTTTACCGTCCTTGTCTTTTTCGGTCACGAAAGCAACTTCACTGATGTACTTCCATGTGACTTCGTTTAGTTTCGCTTGTCCTTTCGCCATTCCAACGATTGGGCTCACGATTAGGTCTTCAATAGGAAGTCCTACAAATTGTTGAGCAACATTGTCTGCCATAATAATGGGTTTTTTTATCTAATACTAATTTTTCATAAAGAAGTTTAGTATCTAAGTTATTTATCCTCAATTATGAAGACTATACTTCTCTAGTATTCCCATGGTTTACCTTAAATACTGGAAAACGTAGAGAGTGATTTCCATGTTGATCAGTAGTCTCCTCAAAGTATTGAACGGTAACCGTTGCACCCATGATCTCTCTTATGTTTCTATAGTAATGGCGACGTTGGTCGATCGTAAAACCGCTACCTACTTGTACTTGGGATCCCTTGTGGTCGATTGTGACTGCACTTAGCATTTCTTCCTCGATCTCCTTGCCATTCACGATAACACGTTGTGGTCCCATGATCAGACCGGTCACAACATACTCTGCGTCAAAGAACTCCTTGATCTTTAGCATGTGCTTTGATCGACCCGAAGAATATTGAGTATCTTTGCGCGCAATAAGTCCCTCCCAATTAGAATCTTTAGACTGTGCCTTTAACTCTTCCAATGCGTCCTCATCCTTGATTCTTACTTGTGGAAGCATCTCTAAAACGGTAGATGATTTTAAGTCTCCCAACCAGTGTTCACGTACATCGATTCTGGTCGAAAATAAAGGAGACTCGTCTTCTCCAGCAAACTCACCAGCCTGTAAGATATCAAAAATCTGGTATCTTGGGTTATCGATGGTGTGATCCTTGCGCTGTATCTGTTTCAGGATTCCCTGGAAGTCATCTGAGCCATCTTCATTCATGAGACATAATTCACCGTCTAACACAAGATCAGTGATCCCTAAGCGTCTTATTTCATCTGCAACTTTTCCTAAGGTTAAAAACTCCTTACCGTTACGCGAAAAGAATCGTATGTCATCACCATGAACAAAACAGATACATCGAACTCCATCTAGCTTTCTAGAAACAAACCAAGTACCATCAAATAGGTCTACTCCTTTTACTTTAGCTGCATCGTGCGCTAGTGCTACCTCAAAGGTTGGAATAAACTTAGGATTGACTCGATTTATTAGGGTGACAGTTGCTCTAGTCTCAAGGTTACGGTCAATTATTTGGTAGATGAGATCTGACCACTCTTCATAATCCTTGATGAAACGGTTCATCGCCTCAATGGCAGCATGACCAGTCACATGACGTTCATTGAAATCGTCAAGCATCAGGAATAGATCGTCATACACTTCAGCCGGAGCGATCAAGTCTGATCTCTTTTTAAGGTTTGCTGAAGTCACACCAAAATTCCAATACGGATGATACGTATAGAATAAGATCTTCTTAACGAAATCGTGATATTGATATTTAGTAAGAACTTCGACCTTGTGATTGGTTGAGTTTGATGAGTTCATCTCGTTCACAAACTCTCTAAGTTCCTTAAAATCTTCTTGATGTTGCATGGTTTTTTCCTTTTAGTTAGAATACTAAATTAAAAGGAAAGTTTACAGTGACCGTTAATGTTTTTATCACACCAACCTGCAGGTACCTCAACTGCGAATCTTGCAGGCTTTTTACTAGAATAGATCTTTTGCTCCTCGTCACTTAGGCCTTCACCAGGTTCCATGGTTTCATGACCTAAATAGTTCATGAAAGAATCAAAAAAGATCACATCTAATGGAAACTTAACGTTCTTCATCCAAAAGCCTAGAGGCTGGTCTGCGTCATAAACGAATAGTAGACCTTCACCGTCCTTCGGTTCAGAATGTGAATTCATGTAGCCCTGAGCTTGACTCTCTGGAGTGCTAGCGACCTTGAGCATAAGAGGAACGTTGGCTACTCTAGCCTCTATCTCAACTCCGTCTACTTCTTGTTTTTTACAATAGGACTCAAATAGGGGAATGCTTACTTTATTGAAAAATCGTTGACTCATATTCTGTATTTTTTAAAGTCCAAACCTAGACTTTGTCACGTCAAAGTTATTTAACACCTCTGTTCCGTTTAACGCAGTAGTATAGACGTGAAATCCGCCAAGTCCAAAGTCTCCAAAAGTACCGTCACCTAGATTGAAGTTAGGATCAGCTATTCCTATCATATAGTAATAGGGTAAGTTGGGTCCATTGTTGTATGCAAAGCCTCTAGTTAACATAAGCTGAATAAGTATTTGTGTAGATAGAAGACACTGTGCTAGCTGAAAGCTCGCCCTCATAAATAGCTACATAGTCTATTAAACCCTCAAAGAAGGAAACGTTGGATCCAACATAGTGAGAACCTATAAAGGTATTTTCAGGGGTATAGTTTTGAGTGACGTTTGTGTTTTGGTCTACTTGAGAGCCGTCTACATATAGTGTCATGGTGTTAGTGTCTCCGTTAAACGTGAGAGCAACGAAATATCTTTGAGAGTCATTTATTCCAGACTCACTCACCAGAGTATAGCTTCCGCCGACTCCTCCGTAAAGAGTGCCTGAGTTTATCCAAAAAACGTTGTTTTGAGAAGAGACTATGTTGTGGGCACCATTTGTTGCAAACGGTGTTATCCAAGCAACTATTGAATACTGATTGCCTGATATCGGCTGACCTATCGATGCATAAGCAGTATTAAAATACATGCTAAACATCTCAATGTCGAACGATGTATTTGTTAAAGAAGCATCGTTATTCTCGGCTGAAAGATCGAACCATGTGCTTCCATCGTATGGAGAAGGATAGGACGATTGGTTTCTAGCCTCATACAATGAAACTAGTGAATAAGTAGTAGAATAAGAAGTCCAATACGAGTTTGCGTGTAACCAAGTAACGGCAGAAGCAGTATCTAAAAAGCTTTGTCCAGTCACAGTATTTGCCAAGTTAATGAATTGAACATCGTCAAATGCCTGTGTTCTCCAAAAACGAACGGTTCCTACGTTTCCTACTGGAGTAGACCTTGTCCCTGCTGGAAAGGTGGTAGCTATCACATAGCCTAAGTCTTCATCCGGTCCTTGCCACCAAACAAAATTACCAGGCTTAGAAGAATAGTCTAACGGATCCTCTTGAATCAGCAAATTACCGTGAAGTATTGTTCCGGTGACTGCGACCTCAGTTGGGTTATATGTAAAGGCTCTCGACGTCATTTAGTTTATTTATCTCAAAAAAAAAGCGGACTGTCGTCCGCTTTTAGTTATATTATTGAAATTAAGAGTAATTTCTTTTGGGATTATGCTTCAGCTTCTTTGCCTTCTTCAGCACCTTCTTCAGCACCTTCTTCGTCACCTTCAGCACCTTCTTCGTCGTCTTCACCTCCACCTTCAAGCTTTTCAACTCTTTCAGTAAGGTCTTCGATCATGGCCTTAAGACTGTCTAGTGTTACTTCTTCCTCATCACCATCTTCACCAGCATCATCAGCGTCATCGTTTTGGTCTTCGTCGTCTTCTGGATTGGCACCATAGTAACCGTATGTGTCTGGGTTCATTCCATAAGAACCGTCTTCACCTTCACCTTCACCATTCATGAAAGTTGGATCGTCTGGCAACATGCCCTCTGACTCGTTAAGTCTGCTTCGCATGAAACCTTGAAAATTTTTTACTCTTGTCATTTCTGTTCGAATTTTTTATTATTTATCTGATTCTTCCTCAATTTTTTCAGAGTTTTGAAGAATAGTGATTTGCGAATCTATGTTTTTTATTTCTTCTAGAGTCTGACGAAGTAACATGGATGCTGAAAAAAGTCGATGTGCACCTTCCTCACCCTTTCCTGAAATTCTACTTAAAAAGAAGTTGATTGATTCGATGGTTGTTGAAGGAAGAGAGATTTGACGTCTAGCAGCAGCATCAGCTCCTTTTTCAAAGGCTCTAATCTCATTGTTCAACGCAACTACTGCCATTATTTGAAGATAGGCTTCGTTTGGACCTGTCCAAGTAACGTCGTTTAGTCTGTTTCTTAGATACTTTAAGTCATTTAACGCAAGGTTAACGTTAAAGTTGCCCATTCTTCTTGCAATTAGTGAATCTAGCTCGCTCATCTCTTGTTGAGGCTCCTCATTCACTGTCGTGTTTTCTACCACTAATTCTTCGGTTTGTAATGTTTCTTCTGACATAATTTAATCTTTAAGACTATTAAACTATGAGTGAGCATTAAGGTTTTATGCAAAGCTTAGGTTTTTCTCTATTTCCTCGGCCTTAACTATTCCCTCAGCTGGCGCAGACCCTCCACCGTGGTTTGCTTGTACGAATGCTCTGATCGCTTCTTTATTGCTGGTAAAACTGTTTGGGTCTTTTCCCATGCGTTTAAGAACAGTCAATAGAAAAGTAACGGCGGCTTGTGCGGCTATTTTTGGATCATTTAACACTTCAGGATTAGATACTAGGTCCATGCCTACAGCCTCTCCATACTTCTTATAATTTCCCTTAAACGTTATTCCGTTAAATCCTCTTCCTAGGTATTTTGCCCCGTCTCCAGGCTGGGAATTTCCATACTGTTGAGACCTACCGGTCGGGTCGTCTGCTCCATACACCCTGTCCCAAAACTTAGTTGCGTCTTTCTTTAGAGTATTAAGCTCCTCGTCGCTTAGTTTTTCTACTCTAGATCCAAATATCTTTCTTATTCTAGAGTTATCTGTGTTTGTGTATGGAATCTCATTTTTAGGAACGAATCCGCTTTCTTTACCGATCGTTGATAACATGCCTATTATTGAGTGCTTGTTTGTGACTCCTTGTCTCTGCATCTCACTGACCAATAAGTCAATGTTTCTAGCCTTTTCACCAGTATATTTACTAACCACTTTTTGTGTAGTCAAGCCAGATAGTTCCTTTTTGTCTTCTGTTGAAGAAACGTTAGAATCTACTGCAACTATCTTATCGCCGTCAACATTAAGATTAAACCTCTTCATGAACCAGTCCTTCTTTTCCGGATTAGCAGTTATGTAACTCTCTATGAATTCTGATGTAGGGTTTTCTGAGCCGGCAGCAGCATAACCCTTATACCAAGTCAAAAAGTCTTGGTTATTTACTAGTTTCTCAGCAAAAGTGTTTCCTGGAACCTTAGTCACAGTGGAACCGGAGACAGTTGAAGATTCGCTTCCTTCTCTGCTTTTCTTCTTTACGCCTATATGTATGTGATCAAAATGGTTCTTTACCTTCCAGCCAACCTGATAACGATAACCGTCCTTTGTGACATTGAACCAAGATTCTCCTTTGTATTCTGGATGACCGAACCATTCCATTAGATGGGCAAGCAGCTTATCTCCTTCCTCTCCACTGGCTGCCAAGTCAACTGCATACGCTGACTCATTGCCTTTATAATGATCTGACATGTTACCCGAAGCAGTCATTTCTCTAGACCTCTTTTGGGACATTATCACGTTTTTTCCCATGAATTCATTAGCGACTTTAGCGAAGGCCAATGCTCTAGTCATAGCTCCTCCCCAATTACCGCTCTCTCCTCCTGGTGAAATGCTTGCAGTGTCTATTGAACCCTGTGAAAGTCCAAACATTGGGTCCTTATATCTAGCTAATGGATCAAACTTAAATGATGCAGATTCGTTTAGGACTTGCCATTCGTTAAAATTTAGGAATTTCACGTTAAGGTTTTCTTTTATTTATTTATCAGGTGTCTGTCTAGTATTATAAGCTGTGACCTTGATGTTATTCCATATGCTTCATCCCTATCTACGAACTTTGCCCAATCTACTTCATGTAGTTGTAACATGGAAGTAGGCAACTTAATATCGTCTAGTCCTATTTGAGAAAGATCAGAGATCTCACAGACAAAATAGATCATTTTTCCGCTAGGCTTATTACCTCGATAAAAGTCTATTGTATGTGGTGTAGGATCGACTAGGGAAGCTTCTAAGGCTATTCCTGTCTCTTCGTTAAGTTCACGCAACGCAGCTTCAAAAGGATCTTCTCCTTCCTCTATTCCTCCCTTAGGTATTCCACACGTTCCGCGTTGCCAGCCTGAATTGGTCGGGTGTATCAAGAGTATCTTGTTGTCAAACAACAGAGCAATCCCAGCTGCCATTCGCCTTTTCGTCTTGACAGATGACTCGTTTATGAATTGATTGAAGGTTATTATCATCTTTTTTCTATATTAGACTTTCATAGTCTATCACCCCGACCGGCTTTATCAAAAGCTTCTCATATTGCATCTTTTGATAGTGAGGCTTTAGGTAATTTTCGCTAACGTGTTTTTTAAACCAAGTCGGAAGCTTTGTTGCATGATGAGACTCATAAAGCCTCTCATATAACTTTACTGATTGAGGAACGTTTAGTTCTCCCTCTTGAACTATCTTATCTAAAAACAGACGATCGTCTTTCTCCAATAAGTGGACTATGAATATGTTGCTTTCAGTCAAGCC